TTGTGTGTCACCTCCATTAATCAGATGGACGAGCGGACCGCCGCACGACCAATAACCGGCACGAGGGAGTCGAACCCTCAAGAAACTCCGTGGTCGGGACAAACATCTATTTCTTCATTTTCTTTTTATTATTAAGACGTGCGCGAGTCTTAGGACGCGGAACTCGGCGAGGCCTAGCTACTGTTGTGGCGCGATTCTGATTATTAACAAGTGCATTAACTGCACGCAAGCCAGCTCCAAACAACGGCGAAACCATTGATGGGATACGACTCTCTGAAAGAACGCGCAACACCATGCGAAACCAATCGCCGGCATTGTTCATGGAGACAGGAACTCCAGGGGGCAATGTCCGAATAAGACGAGAATAATGCTGCATAATCAAAGCATCATAAGGCGCAGAAGGAGTAGACAAAGGCAAAAACGGATCAGAGATATTGTTAGGGAAGTACTCATAAATTATTCGAGTGTTAATGGTCAAATTTCCATTAGCGGAGTTAAGTCCACTAAATATAGCACCAGAAGGTGCAAAGGCATTAAATCCTTTAGTTCCATTAACAAGCATCAAGCCAGCAGGAATGGTGCCTTGATAACCAGGAGAAATCAAAGCATTCCATTGACCGTTAGCTGTAGCAGAGGGATCCAATTCAATATCATCAGCAAGTCGAGCAACAACATAACAACCCTTGGACGCCTCCCAAGTACGAGAATTGGGAATAAGTGCAGCAGCCTGCAAATTGTTAGGCGGCATAAATAATGCATCAGCATCCGTAGGATAAGTGCCAGTACCAACAGGCAAATTTGTGGGGTCAAATTGCCAATGAAATTCTTTCAAACGAGTTCTTGAAGCATGGTAAACCAAAACGTTACCTTGTTGATACAACTTAGGTGTTGTGTCATGAACCTCAAAAGCCATACCAATGATTCTAGCAGCGGTTGCGGTAGTCTCACCAAAAGCATGATTAGATGCTGCTGGTGCAGTACCAAATGGAACTACCCAAGGTTGCGGACCAATGTAATTGGTGTTACCAAATACAAACGGTTCAGTATAAGCGCAAGCCTGTATAGGACCAACAGGTACACCAAACCCAGTACTGCCAACAGCAGTAGGGTACTCAACGTAACCGGTGTCAGGAACAACGGATGGAAAACCAGCGGGATTAGACAGTATATTAGAATAACCAGTAATAGATGGTAAACTCATAGACGTCACCCCGGGCATGGAAACATGACAACCCCACGTGGCAGTGCCAGTAGGTGGGGAAACAGTAAATTGTTGTTTATGAACAAGAACAAAAGACGGTGAAGAATCAGCATCGGGAAAACCCATAAGCTCAACAGTGACATCATGAAAAGGATCTATGGCAATAGTAAGCCATTCTTTCCCTTCAGGAGTACACCCAGGACAATCACCCAAAGCAAGTTTAGTTCGATTCATTTCAATTCAAACGACGAAAATCAAAGTCTTGCGACTGGATCCCAACCTCCAACCACACACCGTACAGTATACGTGCATGATAGTGAACCAACAAATAGTCGGTGCAACCTATACCACACTACCGCGTACTATATGCGTGGATCCAACAAGACAAAGATTGACGTCGAACCACCTTCCCGTTTAACGTCGGGGAAACCAGTGCCAGCCAGGCAACTCGGACGAACTCGTAGGAACTACTGGGGCACAACGAGATCACCATCACCGGGTGATCCCTCGGGCAAATAGACAGTTCCGCAAACAACAGCTGGAATAACTATTTTCAAGTTGTTGTTTATCAAAACGGGCATGTCATCTAGATCATTGACTCGGTCAATAATCTCGCAAATTCGTGTGACATCACCAGCTGTCAAATTACAAGAACGGGCAACTAAAGAGATTGTGTCAGCCTCGAGTTCCAAACACTCTGGCCACGACCCATTCTCAACCCGTACATCAAGCTCCTTATCGATACCAGCGACATAGGTCAAATCACCAGCACAGCGTTGAACAGCTCTGCAGTATTCACCAATTATCGGAGTATCTTTATCTGTAACCATATACCCATGGACTCTATTAGCCAAAGACTGTTGAGGAGTAGTTTTTCCATCGGGAAACGCTTGATGTATCTTAATCAAGGTACGAATCGGATCTTGAATAGTACGATCAGAAATCCAAGGATTTATAAAATAACGACCCAAAAATGGGACGTCAGATCCTCGTTTTCGAAAGTCATTCTTAATGACAAACCCGATTTCCCGGCAAACTTCATCAAGGGAACAATCTTTACCTTCTATAGAATCATCACCATACTTAGGCCCAATCTTCTTAAAAGAAATCGAAGGAGAGAAACCTCTCTTACGATAACCACAATAAGAAGCAAACCCATTCAAAGAACAATTGCCATCAGTAGTAAGTGGTGAACCCGACAAACGGCTTCCGTCAGGTCTATACTTAACACCGTGTTTGGTTATAGCAGTGGCGTTGAACTCAGCCTCAAAATATTGCTTGATTTCACGCTCATACTCCTTACCAAAGAACCTCAGATAAGCAGCTTGCTCAACATTGGTTCTTAACCACCTAGAATTGGTACCATCAAACGAGGAATAGTCCGAAGAATTTATTTCATCTTTATCACGGACATACTCACGAACAGCTTTGACAGTACCAGCAGGTGTCCGACACGGCATATACCACTTAATCTTGTGCAAGATGGCATACTTAAAAGAATAGGTAAATCTAGACAAGCCAACAGTATGGTGGGGTGGTACAGTAGAAATATTACGTGGAGCCGAGACTTTAGCATAAGTCTCTTTCTTCTGAAAACATTTGACAACTGTTTTACCCGCAAGCCACCACCGCATAAGTTCAGAACGAATGCGCTGCAAAGGGCGGCTTTGAACTTCTATCACCTGATCATGCGACCAAGGAGTCCCACGGTGCATGTCGGCTTTCTTCACCAGCAACTCTACAAACTCCTCCGCGTACTGTTTGTAGATAGCCGGTGGAACTATTGTGTTATGAGGTTCAACAACTCTTTTCTTAACAGTAACAATATCATTGGTCAAACTCTCCTTAGGACTAGGCCCACCAAAAGCAACTATGGGTGGACCAACTGCAACATTAGTTTGTTTAGCA